CCTGCACTATCTGACAGAAAAGGTTACTGTGTTTTTATTGGAACTCCAATGGGAATGAACAACAACTTCTATGAACTGTACCAACATGCACAAGGTGCAGAAGATTGGTTTAACTACAAAGCTAAAGCTAGTGATACTAAGATTGTAGATGAGGATGAGTTGGTCAAGGCAAAAGAAGTGATGGGTGAGAAGAAGTACCTACAAGAATTTGAGTGTGATTGGATAGCAAACATAGAAGGAGCAGTATATGGAGATGTTATAGCAAAGCTAGATGATGATAAACACCTTACAAGAGTTCCCTACGATCCTGCCTTACCAGTATCTACAGCATGGGACCTTGGGGTCTCCGACCACAGTAGTATAATCTTTTATCAACAGTTGGGGAGAAGCATAAATATAATTGATTACCATGAAGAGAGAGGTCAAGGATTACCTTATTACATTAAGATGATAAATGAGAAAGAGTATATCTACAAAGATCACTTTGCACCACACGACATACAAGTTTTAGAGTTTGGTAATGGCAAAACCCGAAGAGAGGTCGCCTATCAATTAGGAGTTAATTTTAAAGTTGTTCCAAAAATTCCACTAGAGGATGGCATACACGCAACCACTATGACCTTACCTAGATGTTGGATTGATACTGACCATTGCAAAAAGTTAATAGATGCGTTAAGACATTACCACAGGAAGTATATTGATAAAAATAGAATGTTTAGATCAAAGCCTGTACACGATTGGAGTTCACATGCTTGTGATGCAATGCGTTACCTAGCAGTTGGACTACAAGAAATTAATACTAGACAAACTGCTCCACAAAGTATAGCAGATAATAGTTACAGAATTATATAGGATTATTATGGGTTCAATGTTAAAACCAAAAATACCAGCATTACCACCACCTGCTCCACCACCAGAGCCACCACCGGCTGTTCCAGAAGAAATTTCAACAGAAGAAAAAGAAGCTATTGCAAAAGAACAAGCAAGAATTAAAAGGAATAGAAAAGGTAGAAAATCTACCATACTTACTACTCCACTTGGTATACAAGAAGATGAAGAGTCTCAATTAGAAACTTTATTAGGTAAGAAATAATAATGAAAATTTATAATAAAATAGTTTATGATTTTAATAACAATATTATAGAAGAGGATTATTATGAATATAATGGTCCATTAACATTAGCTAATGCAGCTGGAGCAGCTTCAACTGGAGGTTCTCCAAAACAAATGTCAAAAGATAAAGTTAAAAAAGATAAAGAAGAAAAAGAAATGACAGAAGAATTTAATGAAATAGATAAAGACATAGAAAAAGATAAAACAACCACACATAAAGATATTGTAAGAGATAATGAAAAAGTTAAAGTTCCTAAAAATAACCCTGATTTTAAATCTGTTACAAAAGAAGTTTTAAATCCAAACAACAATGTTCAAGAAAAAAAAAAAATCACAACTACCAATATAGGAAATGATGGTAATGATGGTGAAAATAATAATCAAGTTAAAGTTACTGAACCTGTTATACTTAAAAAAAATATTGGTGGAACTACTGTGCAAACAACTGAAGCAAAAGTAGCAGAAGATAAAAAAAAATCTGAAGAAGAGTATGATGCAAGAATAACTAAAAAAAAAGGTAGAATAAAAAATATTCTTACATCTTCAACAGGTGTAACTCAAACATCATCAAACTACTCACTAGGTAAACCTACTTTATTAGGAATGGTATAATGGCAAAAACAGATTTAACTAAATCTTTATTAGCAAGATTTGGCAAGTTAAGAAGTCAAAGAGCTAACTGGGAAAATCATTGGCAAGAAGTTGCAGACTATATGCAACCAAGAAAAGCTGACGTTACCAAAAGAAGATCAAGAGGAGATAAAAGAAACGAATTAATTTTTGATTCATCTCCAATACAAGCAGTAGAATTATTAGCAGCATCATTACATGGTATGCTAACAAATCCATCTACACCTTGGTTCTCATTAAGATTTAAAGATTCAGCATTAGAAATGGAAGATGAAGCAAAACTTTGGTTAGAAGATGCTACTGAGGTTATGTATTCTGCATTTAACAGATCAAATTTTCAACAAGAAATATTTGAATTGTATCACGACTTAATTACTTTTGGTACTGCAGCCATGCACGTTCAAGAAGATAATGAAGATGTATTAAAATTTTCTACAAGACACATTAACGAAATATATATTGCTGAAGATGATAAAGGTAGAATAGATACAGTTTACAGAAAGTTTACATTATCAATGAGAGCAGTAATGCAACAGTTTGGTAAAAATGTATCAAGAGAAGTTCAAGTACAATCAGCCAAAGACCCTTACAATGAAATAGAAATATTACATGTTGTATATCCAAGATCAGATTTTAATCCTAAATTAAAAGATACAGAGAACATGCCATTTGAATCTGTATACATAGAAATGGATAGTGGTAATGAATTATCAGTATCTGGTTTCCAAGAGTTCCCTTTCGTAGTGCCAAGATATTTAAAAGCATCACATGAGATATATGGTAGATCACCTGCAATGACAGCTTTGCCAGACGTAAAGATGCTAAATGAAATGTCAAAAACTACAATCAAAGCCGCACAGAAACAAGTAGACCCACCACTATTAGTTCCGGATGATGGTTTCTTACTTCCTGTAAGAACTGTACCGGGTGGACTAAACTTTTATAGAAGTGGTACAAGAGATAGAATTGAACCATTAAACATTGGTGCAAACAATCCATTAGGTTTAAATATGGAAGAGCAAAGAAGAACTGCTATTAGAAATGTTTTTTATGTTGATCAACTGATGTTACAAACAGGTCCGCAAATGACAGCAACAGAAGTTATCCAACGTAACGAAGAGAAGATGAGACTACTAGGTCCTGTCCTTGGCAGACTACAATCAGAATTATTAAAACCACTAATCGACAGATGCTTTAATATTTTATTAAGAAGAAACCAATTTGCTCCTGCACCAGAATTTTTATCTGGTCAAGACATAGAAATAGAATATGTATCACCACTTGCTAAAGCACAAAAGTCTACAGAGCTTTCATCAATTACTAGAGGTATAGAAATATTAGGATCACTTGCTAATGTTGCTCCAGTATTTGATTATATTAATTTTGATTCACTTGTTAAACATGTAGCTGATCTTGTAGGTATTCCACAAAAGGTACTGAAGTTACAATCACAAGTTAATGCAGAAAGAGAAGAAGCTGCAGCCGCAGCAGAACAACAACAACAAATGGCACAGATGCAACAAGTTGCACAAGCCGGAGGAGATATAGCGCCACTAGCAAAAGCATTGCCAGAAGAAGCAAAAGCATTAGTGGAATAGTATGGAACCAAATAAACAACTAGAAAAGTTTTTAAAACAATTACAAAATAACTACAAATTTATATTCGGTACAGATGAAGGTAAGGAAGTTTTATCTGACCTTGAAAAAAGATGTCATTATCATTCTACCACTAACGTAAAAGGTGATAGCCATGAAAGTGCCTACATGGAAGGACAACGCAGTGTCATTCTATTTGTTAAATCAATGCTGCGAAACGATAAGGATAAATAATGTCAGAAGAACAGATAACACAAGAAGCTGTGCCTGTAGAAACAACAAGTACAGAAACACCTCAACCTACTGCAACACCTGTCTCAACTGGAGATACTCCGGCAAGTTGGAAAAGTTCTATCAGCGAAGAATTTAGAAATGATCCAAACATTGAAAAGTTTACAGAGATAGATGCGTTAGCAAAATCTTACATCAATGCAACAAGAATGATTGGTCAAGATAAGGTTGCTGTACCAAATAAAAATTCAACAGAAGATCAATGGAATGAAGTCTATGCAAAATTAGGTAGACCCGATACTCCAGAAAAATATGTTTTAAATGTTAAATCAGATGTTGTTAATATGGATGAAGGTGCAATAAAAAATTTTGCAGAACATTCTCATAAACTTGGTTTAAATAATAAACAAGCAGAAGGCATATTAGATTTTTATAAAAATAATATGGAAGGCTCGTTACAACAAGCAAAGATAGATACTGAAACTGCACAAGCTCAATCTGAACAACAGTTAAGATCAGAATGGGGTAGAGACTTTGATTCTAAAGTGCAACAAGCTGGTGCAATAGCAAAAGCAAATATTAATCCAGAAGTTTTAGATATGCAATTAAAAGATGGCACAAGGATTGGTGATCATCCAGAAATAATAAAAGGCTTTGCAAAAATTGCTGGTATGATGTCAGAAGATAAAATGGTTGCAACTGAAAGTGAAAGTGTAAATTCAGTTACAGATATTGAAACTGAAATATCATCTATTACTAATGATACTGATGGACCATACTGGAATAAAGGTCATCCAGATCACGATAAGATAGTTCAACAGGTTTATACATTAAGAGAGATGTTAAGTGCAGATAAATAATCTTAATGACAGAGAAATTCGGTTAGAAGTATTGCGGTTGGTTAAAGAGACAGGAACAGAGTTACAAAAAAATGATCCCTTGCCAATCGCAGAAAAATACTATAACTGGATAGTAAGTAAGAAAATTCGTAAGACAAGTTCCACGAACCTTGCTGACAAGAAGGAATAGACTTCTGGTCTAAAAGACTTTAAATCCAAGAATTGCCTATCATTATTGATGGAGAACTATTCTGTTTTTTATAATAACAATAATGTAAACAGGAGACAAATATGTCATCACAAATAACAACAGCATTTGTAGAGCAGTATTCTGCCAATATACAAATGTTATCACAACAAATGGGTTCTCTATTAAGAGACGCAGTTAGAATAGAATCTATCGTTGGTAAAGATGCTTACTTTGACCAAATTGGAAAAGTAACAGCTCAACTAAAGGTTAGCAGACATTCTGATACACCACAAATCGATACACCTCACTCAAGAAGAAGATGTAGCTTGGCAGATTATGAATTTGCTGATTTGATTGATCAACAAGACAAAGTTAGATTACTAATTGATCCAACTTCTTCTTATGCAAAAGCAGCAGCTTATGCAATGGGAAGAGCAATGGATGATGTAATTATTGCAGCAGCACTTGGAACAGCTAACACTGGAGTATCTGGTGGAACAGCAGTTGCATTACCTGCAGCTAACATTACAGCAGTTGGTACTGGTGGAGCTAATACTATGAACATAGCAAAATTAGCTTTAGCAAAACAAAAACTTGATGCAGGAGACGTTGATCCTTCAATCAAAAGACACATTGTTGTTTCTCCAACAGAGATTCAAGATTTGTTAAATAACACTACTGTTACTTCATCTGACTTCAATACAGTTAAAGCATTAGTACAAGGTGAAATTGATTCTTTTATGGGATTCAAATTTCATGTGTCTAATAGACTTACTACAAATGGAGCCGGAAATACTCAATGTATTGCCTTCGCAGAAGATGGTCTTTTACTTGGTATTGGTAAAGACGTAACCGCTAGAATAGACGAAAGATCAGATAAATCTTACGCTACTCAAGTGTATTACTGTCAAACAATCGGTGCAACTAGAATGGAAGAAGCGAAAGTTATTTCTGTTCTTGCAAACTAATCATAGCTTAAAGGAGAAATAATTATGGCTAACTCAACACAATACGCAAAAACAGTTGCGGCTTCACCATCAAAGATCAGTACAACTGAACTTCATGGTAGAGTGAGAGTAGCATACGCAGATTTTACTGCAGATGCAGCTCAAGAAACTATCAATATGTTCAAGTTACCAGATGGTGCTAGAATTATTGGTGGAAGATTAAATCATGCAGCACTTGGTTCAAGTACAACTGTATCAGTAGGACATGCAGCTTACACACAAGCTGATGGTACTGTTGTAGCACTAGATGTAGATGAATACAAAGCAGCAGCTAGTTCAGCTTCTGCTACAGGTTCAGCTATTGCAGCAACTACAGCATTGGGTGAAAACTCATTAGTAGATGCACCAGATGGTTTAATTGTTACAGCAACTACTGCTGGAGCAAATGCAACTGGACTTATCACAGTTCAGATGACATACGTTCTAGACTAATAAATAAAATTTTAGGCGGTGAAAGCGAGAGTGGAAGCCGCCTAGAGTGCATGAAA